TTTCAACACGGTACACATTGTAAGCCGTTTCTGATACTGGTAATTTGTTATTTACAAAGCGAACTTCAAATCCATTTGTGCCAAAACCATCTTCGCTATAAAAAAATGAATTTTTTTGCCCTTTGGCATAATCGAACAATAAAACCAATTTATTTTTATTTGCTTCGCTTATATTTTCATACACCAACCTTCGTTTTCTTCTTGATGATTCGTGATTAGCAAAAGTATAAGTTTCTCCACCAAGTGATTTCTTTACCCTAATTCCATCGTATGCTTTTGACACCTCAGTTCCTATGTTTGGATTTTGGTCTGGGGAGTAAGTAGAGTTGTTTGTTCCTCCTGCTGATGTTCCGAATTTTACTGATGTAATAGCCATAACAAAATTTAATCCTTTTTATATTTCTCTCAAAGATACTTTTAAACTTCCTGGACTTCTTGTTAAAGAAGTTACTATAAATTTCTTTCCATTAAAACTTTCTCCAAATGGCTCTACAATCATATTATTATGGTCAAACGCACATATATCTCCAACCTCCATTAGATAGAAGTAAGAACTTCCACCACTACTACCTGGATTTATTATTTCTGTATCAATCAACAATTTTGGATTTCCTTCAATGGCATTATAATAATTAGCATAGCCATCATTTTTATTTCCAGAACCCATATTGGTACTTGTGATAGTTTTACCTTCTTGCGTATTAACAATATTCCCATTTAAGATTTCTAATTCTTCAGTGGATATATTTTCATCACTTTGTACATTATAATCTGTTCTAGGATTATTCGTTGTATCTGTACACTCAACCTCAAATAATAATTCGTCATTAATAGGATTTCTTTGATGCTTTAACACTCTTTTTGTTATCAAGCTATCAAATGTACTTAAAGATATATTTGTATTTATAATATCGCTTTTTGATATAGTGTGGTCTGTTGATGGACTATCTACCAAATATATGTATTGAGGATTACCATCACTTGCTTTAAATCTAAATATAAATCCACCCTCTTTTTGTGTTTGTTCTAACACTTTTAACAAATCTTTTTGTTTATGTAGATAATAAAAAACTGTCCAACCACTTCTTGCTGTATTTAAGGCAGAATAATTTTCAGGTTCTGTTGTAATACCTGCAAATCTATAAATTAAATCTCTGTGCATTTCTGCTATATTAGTAACTGCACCAGAACTCCAAGATTTATCTAATCCATCTGTTCCAGTATACAGTTTTTTAATTCCAGTTACTGCGTTTGAGTTTACCAGAGAGTTCAAATCGGTATTATCATTTTTATCTATAATTTTTGTTTTAATTCGTAAATAAAAATCACAAGCTCTAAATGTCAAAGAGCCAGGAGAATCTCCTGAACTTTGCACTGAACCACTGGCTTCAAAATATATTTGAACACTATCTGGAGCTTGTCCATTTGCAGAAGAAAATATATTTGTATCTAATAAATCTATGGAAGTGTAAGCATCTGCTCTATTCCCATTTGTACTTGCTGCAGTGTGTATTATAGATGAACCTCCAAATATTGCTCTTATTCTTAATGCTGCAGATAAAGATGTTTGTGGCTCTTCTGCATAGTCAGAAACACCCCATTTTACATACAATAAACATTCTTCTATCTCGTGTTCTTCTCTGCTTATATCTTCTACGAGATAGCTAAAATCAACTGCTACTGGTGTGCTTGGACTTGTTTGAGGTAAATCTCCAGTTGCCCAAGTTGCACAACTTGTATGGCTTGTGTCATAAAAGTCATCAAAGTTTGTTACAGTTCCTTGACTTGGAGCATTATAAGTAATGCTTTGAGTTGGTAAAAGTTTATACCCTCTATGTAAATCCAAATCTGTGAATAATACATTTTTATTTGAATCTGTAACACCCTCATATTTATTTACAGAACTATTTTGGTCGTCATCTAGTGGAACAAATATTGGAAATCCATCAGAACTGAAAGAGTCTTTTACAGGGTAGTGCAATCTTCCATCGCCAGTTACTGCTTGATGTGCTAAACAATTATATCTATTATTGTTCAAAGTATCTACTTGCAAGGGGAACACTCTTGCATCTGTTACAAATTGTGGACTGCTTATGCTTGATGTTTCAGGAGTTCCTGCTCCATATAATATAGGAAAAAATTTACCTCCACTACTTGTATATTCAGGAATCTTTAAAAAATCTATTGGTGTTCTTGCTGATATTTCTATAGTAACAACATCTTGATTTTGCAATCTTACAGACTTTAATCTTCCAGTATAAATAGTATTTTCGTAACCAGAAAATACATACACATCTGCAGCTGTATGTGCTGCTATCGTTGTTCCATTATGTCCTCTTACCACATTTATTGTAACAGAAATTGAGGGTGTAAAATTAACTGAAGAAATAAGCATTTCTTCATTATTAATTTTTATTACTACTCCAGCTGAAAAAATTTCTGGAATGCTTGTGTCTGCAATCTCAAATGAAGTGTCGCTGGAACTAGCAGTTAGGTTGTTATTTAATGCACCCATATCATATCCACTATCTTCAAAACCACCACCAACTCTTGATTTAACAACAACATTTCTGTTTATATATTTTCTTGTGCCACCATAAATCTCTTCTGCTAATGTAGCGTTGCTATGATTTGATAATTGTCCATTTACACAAGAAATGCTAATATTTCCAACTTTAGACGTAGAATCTACCAAGTCAATACTTTCCCTTATTGAAGGCAAAGAAGTGATTAGTGAATGATATTGTGTAGCACCACTTCCAACTAGTGCAGTTGCAAGTCTAATATATTGTGTATTAACAGAACCGTCAGTATAAGTATTATTTCTAAGTTCGAATATCCACTCTTCTTTGACTGTAGAAGTCAGAGCATTCTTATAATTCGTTGAAGCAGTTAATGGCATTACGCAAGATTTCTTCTAATTGAGTTTTCTATTTCTGGTATTAAACTATCTCTTACAAATTCTTGTGTTCCGATAACATTACCCATAATATTTACATTAATTCCACTACCACTACCTGCGTCACCAAAGTCTGGTGTAGATAATGGTGTAATATCTACTCGTTCTCTACCACCTGCGTTATCCCCAACTTTAATAAATTGCTCTCCAGCAGTAATAAAAGAACCACCACGAGCAAACTCAGGAGCTTGTTGTTTAGCAATTAATCCTATTTGAGCTGCTGAAACTGCTCCCATTGCAACAGATAATGCTTTAGCTCTTGGAACAGCACTTGGGTCAAAGAAACTAGCTGCTAACGCCATCTGCATTAATGTATTTATAGATTTTGCAGTATCAATAATAACTTGAGAGATTTGTAGTGCTTTTTGAAGTTTAAATATTCTTTTCTGCTCTTTTGCGAATTTTGAACGAACATCATCTTCCATAGTTTGTCTTTGTTCCATAGAAGCATTTCTAAACTTATCTGTCTTCCTTAACGCTTTTAATTCATTAGATATTCTTTGGTCAAGATTTTGTTTGTGTAAAGATAATATCTGATTAAATGAGTTCATAAACCCACTAACTAATTGTTGCTGAAATGCAGCTTCAAATTCTAGGAAAGATTCATAAGCTCTGTTTAATTTTTCTTTATCTACTTTTTCTACTTTTTCTGCAATATCATCTGTAAGAATTTGCAACATTGCATCAAAATTACTTGGTAATCTTGGCTCTAATCCTTCTTCAAAAATTTTAGACGAGAATGTATCTTTTAGTCCTTCAGCAAAAGTAAAATCAATATCAGGAGCATCTGCTAATATAGATTTTCTAAATTTGTCTTGTGCTTCTCCTAGTCTTGTAAATGCAGATATTTCCTGTTGTGCAACTTTAACTCTTGCTCTTGCATTAATAATATCTTTTCTTACTCTTTCCGTACTTTGTTTATTAAATGTTTTTTCGTTCTCTTTATCAATTCTTTGTTTTTCTAACAATGCGTTTAGTAAGTCTTGTTGAGCAACTTTTAAGTCATTAGTAGATTGTACGAGGGTTTTGTCTTTTCCGATAGCTTCTTGTGCATCAAGCAAATCTACAAAAGCATCTCCTGTTTTATCTGCTTCAGGTGCTGCTAATCCTAATTCTTTTCTTAATTCTGCAATTTTTTCTACATCGGACTTATTAATTTCTTTTAGAGATTCTGCCATACTACCAAACAGAGTTGTAAGAGCTGAAACCCCTGTTCTGAAAGCACTACCTGCAGCAACATCTCCTAATGCAGCCATTAATCTTGTAAAAGAGTCTGCTAAGTTCGAGAATAAACCAGATAATGTTTTTGATAATTTATCAGTTGCACCTGCTACACCAACTGAAGGGTCAGTAATAGTTTTTTCTAATGCTTTTCTAAACTCTGGTAAAGTAATTTTTGTTAAATCTTCAATACCTTGACTATCTTTAACTAATTGTAAAATACCTCTTTCACGAAGTATATCTGCTGCTCCTGCACCACCTGCAAATGCTCTACCAAGTGCTTGTGCTGCTTCTGTTGCAGTAGTCCCCATAAATGCAGCTAAGTCAGATACAGGTTTAATCAATCTTTCCGAGTCAGCACCAAATGCTTTTAATGAAGCACCAGCTTCAACAACATCTTGTAGAGTAAATGGGGTAGTTGCAGCAATCTTATTAAAAGTGTTAAATGCCTGTGTTCCTCTGTCTACAGAACCGAACATAGCATTTAATCTTACTTTTACCTTTTCAAAATCTGCAGATGTTCTAATAAATTTACCAACAGTCCCAGATACTAAAGTAAAAGCAAAAGAAGCCAACAACATTTTACTTCTAAGCGTAGCAAAGGAATTTGCCAAAAGTCTATTATTTCTAACTCCAAGCAAACTTGTTTTATTTAATTTATTTTGAAGTCTTTCGTTCTTTTTAACAGACTTTGCTAATTTCTCATTAGCAGTAGCAGCAGTTTTAAATGCTCTTGCTAACTCTCTGTCACCAGTCGCTTGGAATTGAATTTGTACTTTTAGTTTTGTATCTGCCATTAGTTGTTATTTTTAAATTGTTCTGATTGGATATAATTTAACATTTTTTCTATAACATTGCACTTATCAATCCATTTTTTTGGTTGATTTCCGTAAGAACCTTGATATGGAGCAACGTTCATTTTTTTACAATATATAAATCGTTGTATATCTCGTTGATATTCTTTGGTTATAAAATGATTAGGACACGCAAAAAATGGTAGATGTGATTTGATAGTTTGATGTAACTCAAACTTCTTTTCTGCTGTTTCGTTATGTTCTTCTAATTCTTCTTTTAAGAGATTGATAACATACCATATATCGTCCATAGATGTAAAGGTGTGAATGCTGTTATTCTTTTTTAGAGGTAACTTAGCTTTATATGGAAAGGTAGAATA